AGGAACAATTGAATTAGCATTTGATACAAATGCCGGGTATTTAAGTACAAAATCTAATCATCCATTGATATTTCGTACTAATGATACTGAACGCATGAGAATAAGTGGTAGTTTAGTTGGGATTGGAACAACTAGTCCACAAAGAGCTTTACATATTAGCGGCACAGGAAGTAATGCAGAATTTGAACTTACTAACACAGCAATGGCATCGGGTGCTAGAAATTTTAATATTTGGGGTTACCCAACAGATGGAACTTGGAATATTAGAACTCTTACTGATAACTCAGGTGCACAAAGTGTAAATTTTGTAAGTTTCTTAGCCTCCTCAGGAGCAGCTACATTTAATAGTAGTATTACTACAACTGATTTAAGATTTTTAAACGCCGCATATATTACAGCAGATAGTGATGATTCTGGTACTAATCCTATAGTGTTTAGAAATGGTGCTGCTGGTGAATTAGCACGCATAACAAGTGGAGGTAATGTAGGTATAGGTACAACATCACCAAGTTATAAATTAGATGTAAGTGGGACAGGTAGATTTTCTACTGAATTAAGAATCACAGATGTTCCTGCTAGCGAGTATGCTATTAAAACTATTCCTGCTGATTGGGCAAATGGATCTACAATTTTCACAGGAATTAAAATTGGAGCAGCAGCAGATACCTTCGCCGCTGGTATTGATTTAAGAGCAATTTCAAATTATGCTTCAACAGCAGGTACTCAATTTGCTATAGCTGTGAATAATACATCTAATACCATGACAGAAGCTTTGCGTATTAACGCCGCGGGTAGTGTTGGTATAGGTACTACATCACCTCTTGGTAATTTAGATGTATCTACATCAGGAAATACATCAATAAACATTACAGCAGGAAGTACAGGATTATCAAGATTAATTTTTGGTACTACATCAGGAAACAATAGAGGATTTATTGATTATGATAATACTTCTTCTGTTAGAGCAATGATTTTCCGTACTAATGAGTCTGAGGCAATGCGTATAACAAGTGGAGGTGACGTAGGCATAGGTACTACATCTCCAGCATATAAATTAGATATTGTTGGTGCCACTAGAGTCAGTGGTAACACATACTTTAGCAACACTTTATTTTCAACATCAGGAGGTCAGGTTGGTATTAACAATTCCTCTCCCACTTCTGGTTTTTCTTTAGATGTTAGAGTAGGAGGTAATACACATGCTGCTTATTTTGGAGGTAATGTAGGTATAGGTACTACATCACCCTCTAGAAATTTTTCACTAGTTGGAACAAGTCAACACGAAAGAATTTATGGATATGGTAATAATGTATTATCAATTCCTAACTCTGTTTCATTTGGCACTGTATGGATACATTTAGGTACATGCGGTGCATTTACAACAGATAAGATTTATTATCGTATCGGAACTAATACTTCAGAAGAAGAAGGTGAAATCACTGTATCAAATACTTGTTCTTTACCTTTTATACAATGGCAACGAAATACTTACAATGCAATGGTTATTCAAGTGAGAGCAAGAATGACAGGCGGTTGTGGACAATGTCAGGTATGGATGCAAGTTCGTTATGGTAGTGATTACGGAGGATCAAATACAACATTTCAGTGGCAAGCATACAATGGTACTGACAGTGGATTTGCTGTTGTTAATACCATAGGAACTCCTGGAACAGGAACTAATGAGAAATCCATAACAGGTTCTGAAGGATATTTCTATGCCAACTCAGGCACTATAACTGTCGCTGATAATATAGGAATAGGAACTACATCACCAGGTGAGAAATTAGAAGTTGTAGGTGGTAATATTGTAATTCCAAATGGAAATTATTATAGAGCTAGATTTAGTGGTGGTTCAGCAACTCCTCAAGATTTAATTGGAATGAACTCTAATAATATTATTAGAGTAGGTGATTTTACAAGTTCATGGAATACACATTTAGGGGGTGCATCTGCTATTCAATTTCTAATAGCAAACTCAGAAAGAGCTCGTATTGATAGTAATGGTAATCTTGGCATAGGTACTACATCCCCAGGCTACAAATTACATGTTAATGGAGGAGCAACTGATACAACATTAATGGGTCAAAACGCTGTTAGGTTAAGACTTACAAACGAAGAAAGAGACTTTATATTAACAAACAACCCAACAGATGATTTATTATCATTTTATTATGCTGATTTAAATAGATTACAGTTTAATACAACAAATCAATGGTTTCCTAATGGTAATGTTGGTATAGGTACTACATCCCCAGGATGTTCTTTAGATGTAGGATCAAGAACAGATGCAATACGTTTACCAAACGGAACTACAGCACAAAGACCATCCTCTCCTACAGCAGGTATGGGTAGATTTAATACATCAACAACTAGAACAGAATTCTATAATGGTACTGTTTGGGTGAATGTAGGAGGAAGTGGTGATGGTTCAACCTCATCTTCTCCAGCTACATCAGCTAAAGCTATTAAACAAATAGTAGGTAATCCAACAAGTGGAGTTTACTGGTTACAAATACCAAATGTTAATAGTGGTAATGCTTTCCAATGTTATTGTGATTTTACAATGGATGGTGGTGTTGGATATGCAATAATATTCAATCAATATTTTACAGGAGCTGAAACTGGTCCTAGTAATACAAGCTTTGCTAGTTCAACAATATCAACAGCAGGATGGGATACTGAATATCAAATTAGCCCAACTGCAATGATATCAAATTATGGAGTAACAAAATTAGCTGTTTTTGCAAGAACAGGAGGTAGCGCTGCGGGTGGTATTACAGGAGCTTCTTATTTTAACTGGGTTGCATTTACAGGACCAACCACAACACAATACAATTTAATATTTACAAACAAATATAACTCTACCCAATTCACAGGAACTTTTAATAGTTCAGATGGTAATACAGGTACTGCTTATTTCCCTAATTCCCACGGTTCTACAGGTGGTGTAATGCAAATAACAAATGGAACAACAGTAAATGATAATATTCTTTATGAATATAACCCTGATGGAGGAACAGATCCAAATCACTTCTGGATGGTTGCTAATGGTAGAGTGGGAGATGTTTACTGGGTGGTTAATAACCGATATGGTAGCAGCACTGGTAATGTAATGTACAATAGATGGGGTGGTGTAGCAATATATTAAAATAAATTAAAATGGAAAAAACAGCATACAATTATTATTTAGAAGCAGAAAACAAAGAACAGTTTATCACTGATAAAACTATTGAATGGAATTTACCTGAAGGAGACTTAATAAAAATATTAGAAAATCAGTGTAAGGATAAAAAAGCAAAAGAATATCCTAAAATAGGAGAACAATTAGATTTATTATGGCATGATATTAATAATGGTCTTTTTGGTAATAATGCTAAAACAAGTGAGTGGTTCGCCGCTGTTAAAGAAGTAAAAGATAATAACCCAAAACCTTAAAATATTTACATAATATAAAAATAAATTTGGTTGTTTTCTAAACTTACTATATATTTATATATATAAAACAAAAATTAAATAAAATGGCTTTAATTATTATCTTATTAATTGCTGCTGTAGTAGTAGCATTTGTTATTAACAACAAGAAAAAAGAAACATCAGTAAATCATGTTGAAGAGTTAGCTCCTGAATCAACTCCACCACCAACTATTATGGCGGAGATAGCTAAAAAACCAACTGAGAAAAAACCAGTAGCTAAAAAAGCACCTGCAAAAAAAGATGTTAAAAAACCAGCGAAAAAATCTAAATAATATATATGGAAAAAGTTACATTAAAATTACATGAGTTTTATGCTTTAGAAGCTGAACTTAATGGTGTTGTGAATAATCAGACTGGTGAAGTACTTTCTAAAGGCTTACTAACTGAAAAAATTAAGTTATCAACTAAATATTGGTTATCAGATTTAGCTAAAAAAGTAACAACTGAAAAAGAATCTGTTGAGAAACTTAAAGAAGAATTAATTAAAAAACACGGTGAAACTGACGAAACTGGTAATATCAGTATTCCAATGTATATCAACGTTGTTACTAATGAAGAAGGTGAAATAACAAGCAGAGAAGTAAATCCAAAGTTTGTAGAATTTCAAAATGACTTCAATACACTTTTACAAGAAGAAAAAGAATTAGAACATAAAGAATTTAAACTCGTTGATTTTGAAAATGTAGAATCAGAAGGAGTTTATGTTACTTTCTTTAAACTTGTAAAACCTGAATAATGAGTGAAGTTAAAAAACTAACTATTGAAGAGTTAGACGAAATTAAAAAGATTAAAGCTAGTTACAACGATTTAGCTATATCATTAGGTGAATTAGAGATTGAAAAATCTCGTTTACTTGAATACCGTAAAAATTTAAGCGACGCTGAATTAGTTTTAGCTAAAAAATTACAAGATAAATATGGTGAAGGTTCTATTAATCTTGAAACAGGTGAAGTAAATTCATAATATGTATTGTTAGGTGTTAGGAGTTAATATAGAAGAGAACCTCGGCAGTAATTGCCGGGGTTTCTTCGTTTTATAAATTATCTTACATATTTATCATTAGACAAAATCTATTCAAAACATGGCGCAAGAAACATTAATTTCTCCAGGTGTACTAACACGTGAGAATGACTTATCTCAAATAACCCAATTACCTCCAACTGTGGGTTTGGCATTAGTAGGTCCGACTGTTAAAGGTCAACCGTATATCCCAACTGTAGTTACTTCATATAGTGACTTTAAAAACAGATTTGGTGGTTCATTTATTAGCGGAGGTGCTAATTATGAGTTTTTAACAAGCATTGCTGCTTACAACTACTTTTTACAAGGTGGTGAATCAATTTTAGTAACAAGAGTACCAAGTGGTTCATTCACCGCTGCTACAGCTAGTTGTGCTACAACTGCTAGTACAAGTGGAATTCCAGGTAACAGTGGATTTACTGCATCGTTTGTTTTAGAAACAATCAATGTTGGTACAATGAACAACAACACTAGTTCTTTATTAAGTAATGGTGCTTTAGCTACTGGAACTCAAGATAACGTTAAGTGGGAAGTATCAAATGTAAATTTACAACAAGGTACTTTCACAGTATTAGTTCGTCGTGGTGATGACAATACAAATACTAAAGTTGTTTTAGAAACTTATTCTAATGTATCTTTAGATCCATTACAACCTAACTATATCGCCGCAGTAATTGGTGATCAATCAAGAACTGTATCTTATGATGTTGATATGGGTGGATATTATATTCAATTATCTGGTAGCTATCCAAACAATAGCCGCTATGTAAGAGTTAAATCTGTTAGAGATACTCCATCATATTTTAATAACGTAGGTGGTGTTGCTACAGATTCAAATAACCAAAGCTATTCAGCTTCATTACCTCAAATTGGTAGTGGTTCATTTGGTGGTGCATTTAGTGGTGCTATTGGTAATGACATTCCATTTATTGGAAACAGTTTATTCCAAAACAACTCAGCTACTGCTCCTCAAGGTGTTCCAGTTGCTAACTATGCTACTGCAAGTAACATTTTAAGTAACAAAGATGATTATGATTATGAATTACTAATCACTCCAGGTTTACAACAAGCTGATCACGCTACAGCTCAAACAAATTATATTTCAAATGCTGAAGAAAGAGGTGATCATTTCTATATTATGGATTTAACTCCATATGGTTCAACTATTAACACTCCAGTAACTGAAGCACAAGGTTTAGATACTAACTATGCTGGTGCTTATTGGCCTTGGGTTCAAGTTGTATCTCAAGAAACTGGTAGAAACGTATGGGTACCTGCTTCAACAATTATGGCTGGTGTTTATGCTTTCAACGATAATGTAAGTGCTGAATGGTTTGCTCCTGCTGGTTTAAATCGTGGTGGTTTAGGTGGTGTTATTCAAGCAGAAAGAAAATTATCTCCAACAAATCGTGATAATTTATATGCTGGTAAAGTTAACCCAATCGCTACTTTCCCTAACGTAGGTGTTACAGCATTTGGTCAAAAGACATTACAACAAAAAGCTAGTGCTTTAGATAGAATTAACGTTCGTAGATTATTAATTGCTCTTAAGCGTTACATTGGTAATGTTTCTAAGACATTAGTATTTGAACAAAACACAACTGTAACAAGAAACAGATTCTTATCTCAAGTTACTCCATACTTAGAAAGTGTACAACAAAGACAAGGTTTATATGCTTTCAGAGTAGTAATGGATGACACAAATAACACTCCAGATGTAATTGATAGAAATCAATTAGTAGGTCAAATTTACTTACAACCAACTCGTACAGCTGAATTTATCTTATTAGATTTCAACATCTTACCAACTGGTGTAGAATTTGGAAGTTAATAAAATTATAATTTAAATAATGGAAAATAAAAAAATAAAAGAATTCAAGGACGACGCAGCAGCCGATACTTCGGTTGCTGGCGTTGGCCCTTCTTTAACAAAAATAGCATCAGCAGTAACTAATGTAAAAGATTACTCTAGAGTGATTGAAGCATTAATGATGTGGCTAAAAAATAAAAAAGGTTCTCAGTTATCTGGTCTTGATAGTAACCCAAACTATAAAATGGTATTGAGTTACTTAAATAAAATGCAATCAGACGCTGAAACTGAAAAGAAACCAGTTGAAAATCCAGTTGCGCAAAAATAATAACTATTAATATTTATATAAAATAACAATACAATGGCAGTATTAGATCCTACCGAAATTATGTTCACCGCTTTTGAACCAAAAGTTCAGAATCGCTTTTTAATGTATATTGACGGTATCCCTTCATATTTAATTAGAAAAGCTTCAACTCCGTCTTTCAACGCTGGTGAAATCGTATTAGATCATATCAACGTTTACCGTAAAGTTAAGGGTAAAGTTCGTTGGAATGATATGACTTTAGAACTTTATGATCCTGTAACTCCAAGTGGCGCTCAAGCTGTAATGGAATGGGCTCGTTTGGCTCACGAATCAGTAACTGGACGTGATGGCTATAGTGATTTCTATAAAAAAGATTTACGTTTAGACATTTTAGGTCCTGTTGGTGATGTAGTTGGTGAGTGGATAGTTAAAGGTTCTTTTGTTAAAGAAGCTAACTTTGGTGAATACGATTGGGCTAACGAAGCATATGTTTCAATCAGCTTAACAATAGCAATGGATTATTGTATCCTGAACTACTAATCGTTCATCCATATATTTAATAAGAAAGTCATCCGAGAGGATGACTTCTTTTATCTTTGTATATTTATATATATAAAAACAATATAAACGTTATGGAACAAAAGTTTAAGTATCCTACTGAACAAATCGATTTACCTTCTAAAGGTTTAATTTACCCTCCTGAATCACCATTATCAAAAGGTGTTATTGAAATGAAGTACATGACTGCAAAAGAAGAAGATATTCTATCTAATGCTAACTTTATTCGTCAAGGAACAGTTATTGATAAGTTATTACAATCAATGATTGTGACAACAGGTATAGACTATAATATGTTATTAAATGGTGATAAAAACGCTATTTTGATAGCAGCACGTATTTTAGGATATGGTAAAGATTATGATTTTACCTTTGTTGATCCTAATACAGGTAGAGCTGAAAAAGCTACTGTTGATTTAACAACATTAGATACTAAGAAAATCGATGAAAGTCTATTCACACCAGGTAAAAATGAATTTAATTTTGAATTACCATTCTCTAAAACTATGGTTACATTCAAGTTATTAACACATGGTGATGAGCAAAAAATAGATAAAGAAATTAAAGGTTTAGAAAAAATCAATGCTCAAGGTTCATATGATGTTACAACTCGTTTGAAACACACTATTGTAGCAGTTAATGGTGATAGAGAAACAGCAGCGGTTAGAGAATTTGCTGAAAATATGTTAGCTAGAGACGTAAAAGCTTTACGCGAACAGATTAACAAAGTAATGCCAGATGTTGACATGAAAGTTAACGCGGTTAAATCTAACGGCGATGTAGTGGAGGGCATCGATTTACCAATTGGGGTTAGCTTTTTTTGGCCTGACTCCGGAGTATAAGAAAATAATACTAGACGAAGTATTTTTACTTTGTTATCATAGTCAAGGTGGATTCACTCATGATCAAGTATATAATATGCCTATAAGATATAGACAATATTACTTACAAAAACTATCAGAACTTATTGAAAAACAACAAGAAGAAATAGATAAAAGATTCAATGTGAGTGGCGGCGCAGAAATGGCGCAACCAAATAAAACCACTAAAGAACGTCCACCAATACCAGATTTCGCATTTAACGCAAGAGCGCCTAAAAAATAGGCGCTTTTGATATTTATACGTGATATAAACTGCAAGTATACAAATGGCTACCCCAGAAGAAGTACAATTACAAGATAAATTAAATGATGAGTTAAAGATAACTAATAATACTCTTAACTCAATTGCTAATAATTTAGCTGAGCAGTTTAAATTACAGCAGAAGATTGGTAAGGAAGTTGAACAAACTGCTAATGATTACTATAAAGATCTAGCCAAAACACTTAAAGCATCTGCTAAAGATGTTTTCACAATTGCAGAAAATCAAGAGTCATTAAATCGTGGTGCTTTAAGATCAAATACTATTCAAACTCAGATCGCTAAAGCATTAAAAGAGCAAAATAAAGCTGCTGCTACATTTGAATTATTAGAGCAAGAAATTGGTACTTTAACTAAAGAAGAAGCTCAATGGAGAAATGATGCTCTAGAAGCATCTAAACAACAAGTAGCTACATTAACTGCTCAGTTAACTAGAGCTAAACAAATTGAAAAAACAGCTGGTTTAACAGGTAAGATATTTGAAGGTATATCTCAAATTCCATTATTAGGAAAATTAGTTGACACTGAAAAAATACTAGAAAATGTTTATGAAACAGCTGCTAACACAGGTAATAAATGGGCAGCATTTGGCTCAGGTTTAACTACTACATTTAGTCAGATTGGTAAAAAATTAACTGATCCTGTAGTTTTATTTACAGCCCAAATAGGTTTAATTAAGAAATTTTTTGATTTATATGGTGGTGTTAATAAAAGAATAGTTGAGCAAGGTAAACAATTAAATATAAGTAAAGAGCAATCTCAAGCTTTATATGAGAGTGCTTATCAATATGCTGCTGAACAAAGAAATGCTTTTGTTACTGAAGCTAGAATACTAGAAGGTAGATATAAATTAAATGAAGCATTAGGTACATCAATTGCATTCACTAATAAAGAAGCAATCACAGCTGAAAAATTATCTCATTACTACGGTATAAGTGAAGAACAAAATGCTCATTTAGCTGTACTAGCCAGAGAAATAGGACAAACAAATGATGATATTTTAAATACAGTTATTAAAACAACTGTAAATCAAAAATCACAATTTGGTGGTACATTAAGTCAACAAAAAATATTGCAAAAAGTAAGTTCAGTTAGTGGTGAAATATTAACTAAATTTAAAGGTAATGTTGGTGAACTAACTAAAGCTGTAATGCAAGCTGATAGATTAGGATTAACATTAGAACAAGTAGATAAAATTGGTGAGTCATTACTTAATTTTGAACAATCAATTGAAGCTGAACTTAAAGCTGAATTATTAACTGGTAAAGCTATTAACCTAGAAAAAGCCAGATCAGCTGCTTTAAGTGGTGATACAGCTAAATTAACCACGGCTATAGCTGAGGAAGTAGGCAACATTCATAAGTTTGAAAGAATGAATGTTCTTCAAAGACAAGCATACGCTGAAGCATTTGGAATGTCAGCCTCAGAAATGGGTGATATGCTTCGTAAACGTGAGTTTGAAAATAAATTAGGAGCAGATGCTTCAAAAACAGCAACTGAACAACTTAAATTAGCTAAAGAAAGAGGTATAACAATTGAAGAAAGTGTTAAGAAAGATCTTGAAGCAAAATCATTAGCTGAATTACAAAAATATACATTTGAAAAAATATCATCTATTTTATCAAAAATAGCTTCTGGTCCAATGGCTACTATATACAAGTATATAGAAAAAGGTTTAAAAGGAGTTGAAGGTATACTTGGTGCTTTTAGCAAAATGACAGGTGGAGGATTAGGTAATGCTTTAGGAGCTGCTATTTTAGGAGCTCCATTATTGATAGGTGCTACTAGATTAATGGCTGGTGGTTTAAAAGGATTACTATTCCAACGTGGTACTGATGCTAATCCAATGGTGACTAGACCTATGTTAGCTGGAGGAATGGGAGGAGGTGCGTTTGGAGGAGGCGGAATGATGAATTGGAATCAATTCCAAACATCTGTAGCTGGAAAAGGAATGACTCCTGCTCAGCGTGCTGCTGCTTTTAAACAATACAAAGCAGGAACTGGTGGTGGTGGATTTGGTGGTGGTTTAGGATTAAGTTTAGCTGGTATGGGTGTTGGATTAGCTACTTCAGCTATTGCTTCAAATATGGATACAGGAGCTGGCAAAACAGCTGTAAGCACAGTAGGAGGAGCTGCTTCTGGTGCTTTAACTGGAGCTGCTATGGGCTCTGTCATACCAGGTCTTGGAACAGCTGCTGGGGCTATTATTGGTGGATTACTTGGAGGTGTTAGTAGTTTAGTAACTGAAATGCAAGCCACTAGAGAAAAAGAAGAAGCTAATAAAGCTGCTAGAGATGAAGCTCAAAAACGAACACAAGAAGCATTAGAACAAATGGCTATTAGACCTATTGAATTAAATGTTACTAATGAAACCATTGGTAAATGGAATACATATTCTAGCCAAAACGGTGCTAATAACTCATTTGCTTAACATATTTATATAAAACAATAACATCATGGCATTATTTGATAAATTAAAAACAGGCTTATTAGGTTTAAAAGGGCAACCAGGACCTAATTTTGAAAATGAAGGGCAACGTACTTCATCAAATATTCAAGCCTTATCTAAAAATAATAAAATAGTTTCTTCTCAAGATATGACTCTTGGAAGAACATATGGTCAAGCTCCAAATAGAGTTAAAGTGGCACCTTCTGGTTTAGATTTAGGTGGTATTACCCCTAAAGAATATACTAGAATTTCAGGTACAACTAACTCTGGTCCTACTTTTAATTCAGCTACAGGTACTGGATTTGTACTTGAAAAAAGATTACCTCTTAGTGGGTTAGGTTTACAAGGTAAAACCCAACCATCTTTTGAAAGTGTAAGTCAAATGTCTACTTCAGATATTCAAGCAAGAGCCCAAAATAATAAAATAATATCATCTCAAGATTTATTAACTGGTAGAAAATATGGTAAAGGAAGATTTACAGTATTTGTACCTGCGTCTCAATTAGACGGAAACGGATTACCAATAGGTAATGTCTATAAAAATAAAGGACCTAAAGAAGGAAGATACTAATGCCCTTTTCAAACTTAAATAGTGCATGGTCTAATTTAGCCCCATACTATAACTCTGTTAATAGTAATGGATCTTTTTCTAGTCCTAATAATGTTACTTATACTCAAAAACCAGAACAACCAAGACTTAAGTTCACTTCATTTGATGATGGTCTTGTAAGAGGAGGTGTTGTAAATGCTGGGTTAGCATCACTTAGAGACACAGCTCGTGTAGGTAATTTTTTAAAATCACCTAAAGGTCTTGTATGGATAGCTAAGCAAGTTGGATTACAAAAATCAAACCCAAGATTAGAACAACCAGAAGATTTTAGAGCTCTAAGTAACAACAACACTCAGTTATATAATTTAGGTATAAACACTTTAGCTCAAGTACCTCTAAACGCATTTGGAGGTCATATTATTCGTCATGGTATTCTTCCAGTTGGTGGTGTTGGATTTTTAGAAGGTGATAGTTTAACTAATATTAAAGGTTATAATTATGAAAACATAACTATAGACAATAATAACAATAATAAAAATAGATTAGTTGGTTACCTTGATAAAATAAAAAGTATAGATGCTAGTGATACAAATGTTATTGGATTAAACTCATATAATGGTGGTGCTTCTTCAGTTTATGGTATTGGTAAAACATTTATTACTACCACTACACTACATACTAATAAACCAACTTTATCTACTTTATCATATAACGGTATATTAAATTATTTTGATGATTATAAAACTAAAACTAGTTCTGGTTACATACCTGATCAACAAAATCTAATATCAGGATTAAGAAATGAAGCTATTATTAATAGAGGTCTTTCTAATTTTATTAGTAGTAATATTTCTAATGAAATAGATCCATCTACAGGAGAAACAGTTGACACAAGTGATGTAGATAGAAATACAATTGATCGCTTAAATAGAAAAGCATCAGAAATAGAACTTGAAGCAGATGCTAGACAAAAAGCAATTGATGAGTTAAATAATAATATAGCAGATAATGATTTTGATATTTTTAATCATTCATCATACAGAAATAAAAATATTCAATCAAGAATAGGTACTTCAACTAGTAAGTATGGTCCTAACAATATTAAATTCAAGTCTAAAGTTGATTCTATAAATGTCATTAATGTAACTAATAGTTCTACATTTTATGATAATTCATTAAAACCAAATAATGATCCAAATCTACCAAAAGAATTATTAAATAAAGGCGATAAAGAAGTAGATGGATATTTTGGTCGTGATATTATTAAATTTAGAATAGAATTTTTAAATAATGATACTCCTATAGCAAATAATACTATTAATACAGATGTTTTAGCATTTAGAGCATATTTAAATGAATTTAGTGATGGAATGAATGCTAGATGGAACTCATATCGTTACATGGGTAGAGGTGAAGATTTTTATGTATATGATGGATTCACAAGAGATATATCTGTTGGATTCACACTATATGCTCATTCACCTGAAGAAATGAAACCTATTTATAGTAAATTAAACTATTTAATGTCTTCATTCGCTCCTGACTATACTGCATCTAATAAAATGAGAGGAAATATAGGTTACTTAACAGTTGGTGACTACATTTATAGACAACCAGGTATATTCACTGATATTAAATTATCAGGAATGTTAGAATCAAATTGGGAAATATCATTAGATAAAAATAATCCTATTGATAAAACACAATATGAAGTACCTAAACATATTACTGTTAATTTATCATTTAAACCAATTCATACATTCTTACCTAGAAAAGTACAAAAGGATAAATTTGCAAATGCACCATTTGTTACACTTGATAAAAAAGCATATCCTACTCAAGCTGGAGAAAAATATGATCCAGATACAAAAAAGTTATTAATTCCAGCATCTAACAAGTACTTAGATTAAAATTCTTAATAAAGGTCATATTTATTATCATGGATCGCTATGATAATATTCCAATAATTCAAACTAAACCAACGGTTCAATACCCAAAGGTTATTAGATACCGTTCATCCACACGTTACCCAGATATACCATTATCTGATGCTGATGTATTTTTAAGTACAATACGTGGAGATAGATTAGATAATTTAGCATTTCAATTCTATAGTGATTCATCATTATGGTGGATTATACAAATAGCTAACCCAGATCTACCAAATGATTCTTTATATCCAACACTTGGTTTTCAACTTAGAATACCAGGTAATATAACTCAGATATTAAGTGATTTTGAACAATTAAATAGTTAAAAAGTGTTATGTCTATATTTAAAAGTACTCTCAAACCTAAAATAGCAGCTCAATTAAAAGCTCGTGAAAAATTAATATCATCAGAAGTTAGAGGATCTGACTTTTTAAGATATACTACTGGTAAAAATTCATGGGTTAGAATGGCATCATTTGTTAATTATAACTCTAAAGTTTATGATGCTAAAACAGGAAAATTAGTTAATGATGGAAAATATACAGGTGATCAATTAGCTAAAAAATATATTTTAGAAGGAGGTACATTATATAGTGGATCAAGTGGATTTTCTTTACGATCAGGAGTAGGTAATTCTGATAGTATCTATGGTAGTAATATAGATTTTAATAACGCTAGTGAAAAATTTGATGTTAAGCAAGGACTAGGTGTAAGTAGATCATTTGGTTTAAGACCAATGCCTGGTATCACAGGAGTAACTATCACTAATAAAAGCGCTTATGGTTCTTTAAGAGAAGCCACTATACAATTTATGGCTTGGGATAAACACCAACTTGAAGAATTGGAAATTTTATTTATGAGAACAGGATATACTGTTCTTTTAGAATGGGGTTGGTCTCAATATATTGATCATGATGTTCCAACTAATTTAAATGACTATCCTAACATTAAGGAAGTAACAACATTTAAAATTCCAACAATAGATGTATTTGATGCTAGGTTCAATGATGATAAAATACACACTAAAATTGATAGTGATATTGACAAAACTAATGGTAATTATGATGCTTTATTAGGATATGTTAAAAACTTTTCTTGGCAATTAATGCCTAATGGAGGTTTTCAATGTAGTACTACATTAATATCAAGAGGAGAAATAATTGAAACTTTAAAAGCTAGTGGTAACCCAAATATTATTTTAGGATCTAGCTACACTCCACCATCATTATCATCCTCAGTTCCTCCAAAACCAGTACTTAGCAATTTTGAAAAAATATTTTTAAATATTATTGGAAAAATTAATGAAAGTGAATGGGTAAAATCTTATTCATTTGGTGGTGGAAATATACAAGGAGAATTATATATATCTGGTTCAACAACTGATGACCAAAAAATATTACGTGACCAAGCGGATGCTATATATGCAGACATTAAAACCAGATTAACCAAAAATGTATCCGCTTATATTAAAGGTCCATGGGATAATTACATAGTAGATACTACTGGAGGTACTGGTATAGATTTAGATACACAAGTTATTATAAAATTAAGTGATGGTAAAACTCAAGGTACTGGTATAGAATACATTAGTATGAATGCTTTTATAGCTATCATTAATGAATTTTTTATATATAAAAATAAAAAAAACAATAAACCAGCTGTATCTATAGCAATACCATATAACACTCCATGTTTAGCTAGTATTGATTCTGTGAGTATTGATCCTACAACATGTTTAATTCAAAATTCTCAAGCTACATTCATAACAGACAAAACAACTGGGTTTTCTCCAGTTGTGTACTCACAATTAGATACCACTAGTTTAACATTAGGAGCTACAGCTACTCCTGCTTCAATAAGTAAATTTGAATTTTTAGCCCCAGGTACAACAAGTGTTGGTTTAGTAGGAAATATATTTGTATCAATGAGTAAAATTATTCAGTTATATAGAAGTTTATATGGAGGACCAGATGGAGTTGATATTATTCAATTATTACAAGAAGTTTTAGACGCTGTTTCTTTAGCTTTAGGTGGTATAAATGACTTTAAATTATATACTGATAGAAATTTTGTCCAAATTATTGATGCTAAATACCTTGAAAATTCAAGTAAAAATAGTAAATTTAAATTTGATTTAATTGGTTTAAAAAGTATTTGTAGAGATGTTAAAATAAACTCTCGTATATTTGCTGAGCAATCAACTATGATAGCTATTGGTGCTGGTACCGCTGGCTCTGATACTGGAAACTTAGGTGATATATATTCATCTACTCAAACATACTTTAATAGAGGATTGACTGATAGAATTATGTCTCCTACATTTGACGATCCTACAGCACCAGCTACCCTCACTTTAGGAACTACAATTATTAGCGGAAGTGATGTTTATTATTATAATATATTTAAAAACTTAGAATCTTTATCTAGTTATTTAAATGTAAATGTATTAGGAAAACCAACAGGAGGAAGTGGATGGATGGTAACATCAGTACCTCAAGAAAATGAAGTAATAAATGCTGGTAGTTTATTAAAAACAATGCATTATCAATTAAATGGAAGTGATGTTGATTTTAAAGCTTTAATTCCTTTTGAATTAGAAATTACTCTTGATGGTATAGGTGGTTTAGTTATAGGACAAATTTTCACTATTGATAAATCAATATTGCCTAGAGATTATTATAACAAAAATTTAGGATTTATTATAACAGGTATTAATCATAATTTACAAAATAATGATTGGACTACAACTGTAAGAACTCAAATTTGTTTATTAGATAATGATAAGATAACAGACAAATATATTGTTGATAAAACAAGACTAAAATCAATAATATCAGCTGCTAGGGTTGACCAAGCAAAAAATGGATATCTATTATGTGCTATAGCTGACTATATGGTTAATCAATATACTTATATTATTTCTAAATATAATTCTGGAAGAACAGGAAATAAAAAACCAGAGTTTGATTTTGATTTATATAAACAATTTAGTTTAGGTATAAATAATTTTTTAAATTCTGGAGCAAGTGCTACTGAAAAAGGTAATTATATTAGACAAATATTAGATTTTCTTTATGATACAGCATCTATAGAATATTATTTAAGAAACTGGCATGCTGTAGCACTTTCTAGATATGGAGGAACTGCTCCAAACTTTCCTGCTGATTATAATACTTTTATAACACCTTCTGGAGGTGGTAGTTCTTCATCCTTATATCAAACTGTTAGTAGATTATTATTAGGACAAGATTCTAATGGAAATATAGATGCTGTTAACAGAGGAGATAATGATATCACTAGACTTAAAGATGCTTATAGTAAAACATATTTTGGACAAGTTGAAAGTTTTATAAACATAAAAACATTTACAGCATCTACAACTATAGGAAGTTCATCTAATCAAATATCAAAAATAGATCATATTGATAATAGTAAAATAAATACTGCTATTTTGCATGTCAATACATCAATGGATGATTATCAAATAGCAAATGATGGTACAGACTTATCAACATACTATTTATTTCCAGCTAATTCTTTTGATCAATTATTTTTAACATTTTATAATCTTTTACAAGCAAACGCATCTAATAATTATATACCTGGATTAAGTATTTATGGGGGACCACTATTAAGTGGTGGTGTTGGTACTAGCACAGCTAATTTCAGAGTTATTAGATTTGAAAAACCACAATAATGTTCATACCAGAATCATATATTATAGAGAGAGGATACGATCAAGGTGGAAACTTTGTTACCGCCGCATCTAATGAATCTTATTCTGGTTTTTATCATAAAGATAAAAATAATAATTATTGGACAGGAGAAAATCATACTTCCACATCAATACTTCTAACCCGTGTGACATCTGACACACCTATGAATAGTGACTTTTTATTGAAAAATAATGTCATATCAGGAGGTTTTACTCAAAGGTTTGGTGATTTATTAAATACTCCTTTAATTACAGGAGAATATATTCCACCAACAGAATCTAATTACGCTTTAAAATATTTTACTAGATACTTTGCTCAATTAAAAGCATCAGTATCTCCTTATATAGTTGAGATAAGTAGAGCAACATATGATGGAATAATCAATAATAGTGTTGCTATTATTTCTTACAATGTAGTTGAGATTATATGGAAACTAGTAGGACCATTAAATGACATATATGATAACAACGTTAGAATTGAATCTGGAGTTAAAGATACTAATTTAAGATCAATCCAAAACGCTGAAAGAACAATACCAGGTTTATCTATTTATTTAAATGATCCTCTACAATATACTCGTGTAATATCAAATTTAGTATCTATTGGACCAAAAATAGTGGATTTTGGATCTATTCGTGAAGAAATAGATATGAGCATAGCTGAAATGCCTTCACCAAGTGTAACACCTACAATAAGTATTACTCCATCTATTACACCTACTATTAGTATAACTCCTACTATTAGTTTAACACCATCATTTAGTGTTAGTAAAACACCAAGTGCTACTCCTAGTATTTCTATCAGTAACACACCTTCAATAACTGCTACTCCTAGTATTTCTATTAGTGCTACTCCATCTATTAGTATAAGTAACACACCTAGTATTACTCCATCTATTAGTATATCTACTACTCCAAGTATAACGCCTAGTATTTCTATTAGTGTTACTCCAAGTATTACAGCTACACCAAGTGAAACACCAAGTATAAGTGTTACACCAACTGTAACTTCTACTCCAACAATGAGTAATACACCTAGTATTACCCCAAGTATTTCTATTAGTAATACACCTAGTATTACTCCAACAAACTCTACAACACCATCTATAAGTGTAAGTAGAACACCTTCTTTAACACCTACCACTACAGCTACTCCAAGTATTAGTTTGAGT